CAAATCTTAAGCATATTAATGTTTGGGGAGATGGTGGTGATGCTTATGGTATAGCTCAATTCCATAAAGATACTTTTTATGAATTCTCTAAATTAGCAAAAAAAGAAATGATTAAAAATAAAATGTGGCCTGCTGATTGGTTTAATAGAAACCACCAAATATTTCTATTAGCTTGGGGTCTTGATAATGGATATGAAAATAGATGGGCATGTTACAGAAAAATAATGATAGAAAAGAAACACCTAAAGTACGAATAGTAATAACATATCCAGATATTAATCTTCCAGCAATTAATTTATGGGTATTACCTCCAGCATGGTATTTCTATGCTACACAAGAAGAAAGAAAAAAGTATTATGAAGATATTCTTAATAAGTGACACCCATTTTGGACATAGTAATATTCTTACATTTTTAAATAAGGATGGTAGTAATGTTAGATCATTCCCCTCTGTAGAAATGATGGATGAATATATGATTCAGAATTGGAATAATGTTGTTGGTAAAAATGATAAAGTCTATCATCTTGGTGATCTTACTTTCTCTAATAAAAAACTAAATGAAATTATGCCTAGACTTAATGGAACTAAAGTTCTTATTAAGGGAAACCATGATAATTTAAAACCTAATCAATATCTACAATATTTTAAAGATATAAGGGCTTATCATATTTTAGATAAATTTCTTTTAAGCCACATTCCAGTACATATTGATAGTAGAGAAAGATGGAAAGCTAATATTCATGGGCATTTGCATAATAATATTATTGATGATCCAAATTATATTAATGTAAGTGTAGAAAGAATTAATTATACTCCAATTGATTTTGAGGAGATTAGATCGAGGTTTAAATGAATGTTTTGATATTGGACGTTGAGACTACTATTTCCAATAAGGGTAATGCATTTGATAAAACTAATAAATTAGTATGTGTTGGTGTAAGAGATAAGTATGGTAATACTGGGATATGGTATGAAGATGGTTTTCATTACACTCAAGAAGAAATAGATAAATCTGATCTTATTGTAGGATTTAATATTAAATTTGATCTACATTGGCTTCGTAATATTGGTATTGATATTAGTAAAATTAAGGTTTGGGATTGCCAACTTGCTGAATTCTTATTGAGTCACCAGCAAAATAAATATCCATCCCTTGATGAAGCAGCAGAGAAGTATGGGTTTAATAAGAAATTAGATATAGTTAAAAATGAGTATTGGGACAAAGGTATTGACACAGATATGATTCCAAGAGATATTCTATCTGACTACCTAATCCAAGATTTAATATTAACCCAACAAGTATATGAAAGACAATTAGCACAATTTCAATCAAATGGTCTTATGCCATTATTTAGATTGCAATGTGCAGACTTACTTGTGTTAGCCGACATCGAGTATAATGGAATATACTTTGCATCAGAAAAAGCAATAAAATATGCAGAAGGAATACAGATTGAACTTGATTTAATTTACAAAGAACTTACTAAGTATACTAATGATATTCCCATTAATCTTAATAGCAATGATCATGTATCTGTTCTTCTTTACGGTGGGAATATTCTTTTGGATGATAAACTTCCTATTGGAGTATTTAAATCCGGGGAAAAGAAAGGACAAATAAAATATAAAAATATTATTAAAGAGTACCCTTTACCTCGTCTTATTGAACCACTTAAAGGAACTGAAGTAAAGAAACCAGAAGGTAGTCAAGAATATTGGAAGGTAAATGATACAGTATTACGTAGTTTAAAATTAAATAAAACTGCTAAAATAATTATTGATCTACTTACTAGATACTCAGAACTTGAAAAATTACGTAGCACATATTTAATTGGATACTCAAATCTTATTAAAGAAATGAATTGGGATCATAATATGTTACATGGAGTTCTTAATCAATGTGTTGCAATAACCGGAAGGTTGAGTAGTAGTAAACCAAATCTTCAAAATGCTGATCCTATAACTAAAGTATTTATGGAAAGTATAAATGACAATAATTAATGCTGATGCAAAAGCTTTAGAAGTTGTCTGTGCTGCCTATTTGTCTCAAGATAAAATAATGATGCAAGAGATAATAGATAAAGTAGATATACATAGTGCTAATCAAGAGTTATTTAATATTCCAAGACTTATAGCTAAAATTCTGAAATTTAGAATAATTTATGGTGGTACTGAGTACTCCTTTGCAGAAGACCCTGATTTTGCAGAAATTTCTACTTCTCCTAAGTACTGGAAAAAGGTAATTGATAAGTATTTTGAAAAGTATCCCGGACTTGCTAGTTGGCATGGGGAATTACTTAGGCAAGTAGTATCTTCTGGAAAAATTATTACCCCTACAGGACGTACATTTATGTTTGAACCTATTCGTAAGTATAATGGAGAATGGAATTGGCCTATAACACAAATTAAAAATTTCCCTGTACAGTCGATTGGAGCTGACTTGATGTCAATTGCTCGTGTATCATTTATGAAAAGGTTTCGAGATGCTAATATTAATGGCATTATTGTCAATACAGTGCATGATTCTATTGTTTGTGACGTGGATAGTAGCGAAATTATTAAGGTGGGATTATTATTTCACGATGTATTTCGTGACATTCCCACTAACTTTAATAGGCTTTTTGGAGTTTTATTTAATTTACCATTAACATGTGAGGTTTCAGTAGGAAATAATATGAAAGAGTTGACAGAGTATAAAATTTAGGTTATAATATTAGTATAATGTAAATTTAATAAGTGATTGTGGTGGAATGGTATACACAAGGGACTTAAAATCCCTCTCCCAAGTGGTATGAGAGTTCGAATCTCTCCAGTCACACCAGTATTGAGGGATTAGTATAATGGTAATGCAGTGGACTCCAAATCCATTGATAGAGGTTCGATTCCTTTATTCTTCGCCAATTTAACTAAAAGGAAATAATTAATGCAAATTCGTGGTACATTAGTAGCATTTGAAGCAGATGTTCAGGTAGCAAAGAACGGAGGAGGAACATATCCCGGATCACGTCTTTCATTTCGTGATGAAGCAGGTGCACTTAAAGAAAAACCATTTCATCAAAATGTATTTAAATTTAATGCTATATTGAAAACTCAATTGTCTAATTTGAAACCTAATGAAGGTTTTGTAGCAGAGGTAGAGAAAGAAGGTGAATTCTGGAATTGGAAGAGTGTACAGCCTGCTGGGGTAGCTTCAGTAGTAGCAGATAAGGATGTACCTGCAACAGGTAAAGCTACTCCCTATCAAGCTCCTAAGAGCACCTATGCTACTCCAGAAGAAAGGGCACAAACACAGATTTATATTGTTCGTCAATCAACATTAACTCAAGCAATTTCATTCTGTGCTGCTAATGCTCCTTACTTCAAAAAGGAACGTACAACAGCAGATATTATTTCTATTGCAAAAGAATTTGAATCTCATGTAATGGGAATTGAATTTGATGATGGTAGTCCACAAACAATGAAATCAGATGAATATGAGGTTTATTAATGGCTACTAATGATATTACTGGTGCAAGATTGATAACTAAACCAAATACCAAAGAATATGAAGAAGGATATGATCGTATTTTTAAACCGAGGGTATATGGTAAAGAAGAAGATTCAGATAGATGTTTAAAGAATGAACTCTGTGTTATACATGATAATGAAAAGGATATAATTAATGATTGAAGCTAGCGGGTTGTGGTTAAATGAAAGTAAAGATGGTACTAAGTATTTTAGTGGTAGTATGGGACACTTACGTGTAGTTATTTTTAAGAATACTTTTAAGAAAGAAGGTTCTAATGAACCAGACTACAAAATGTACTTTGATGAGCAGGCGAAGAAAACTCCTAAAGAAGTTACACAGACACCATTAGATGATGATATTCCTTTCTAATTATGCTATTAATTGATGCAGATATAATTGCTTACAGAGCTGCTGCATCGGCAGAAAATGAAAATATTGATATAGCAATATCTCGTACTGATTCTATGATGATGGAATTATTGTCTTTTGACAATAAATATCTTTCATTTTTATCTGGAGAAAATAATTTCCGTAAAGTAATCAATCCAGAATATAAAGCTAATCGTAAAGATATTATTAAACCAATTTATCTTAATGATTGCAAACAATATCTTATTGATGAATTTAAATCTATAGTTACGGATGGGTATGAAGCAGACGACGCGTTAGGGTTTAATCAAACAGAAGAGACGGTCATATGTTCCATTGATAAAGATTTAATGATGATCCCCGGAATGCACTATAATTTTGTCAAGAAAGAATATCATGAAGTGTCTGAATTAGATGGTATTAAACAATTCTACAGACAAATGCTTATTGGGGATTCAGTTGATAATATCATGGGTATTAAAGGAATTGGTAAAGTTAAAGCTGCGAAATTAATTGATCCTCTTGAAAATGAAGAGGAAATGTATAATTTAGTAGCTAATCTTTATTTTATGCCTAATGAACCAATAATAAGTAGATTTAATATAAATGCAGACTGCCTATGGATATGGCGTAAGGAAGGGGAAAGGTTCTCCCACCGATATGAGAATAACCAAAAGAACTGCTCGTAAAGAGGCAATTCAAAATGGATTCCGATCTAATTTTGAATTTAATTTCTTTAAAAAGATTGAGTCTCTTAAACTAAATGTTCAATATGAAACTGATAAATTAGTTTACATTCAACCTGAAAAGAAAAGAAATTATCTTCCAGATTGGAAAATAAAACCAAAGACTTATATCGAAACTAAAGGTATATTTTCCAGTACTGATAGACAAAAGATTCTCTTTGTTATTAAATGTAATCCAGAAATAAAATTATATATATTATTTCAGAATAGTAAATTAACATTAAATAAGAAATCAAAAACTACTTATTCAGATTGGTGTGATAAAATGAATATAGAGTGGGCAGATATTAAAAATGAACGTAAATGGAGACAATGGTTTGAATAAAAATGGAATGTATGTAATTGAATGGAGAGATCATTTTTCTACTGAAGGATTTTATAGTAGAGATATGGAAGAATTTACAGATGCAAGTTTAATCTTTAGGTCTCTTGGATTCTTTATTAAAGAAGATACTAATTATTTTCACTTTGCTCGCACTATTGGTACAGAAGATTGTGCAGATATTATGTCAATTATGAAGAATCAAATTATATCTATTGAGGAAATTGAAGAAGAATGAAAATACTATTACTTGACATTGAAACTGCACCAAATGTTGCTCATATATGGGGCTTATTTAAACAAAATGTAGGTATTAATCAGATTATGGAAAGTAGTTACGTTCTTTGTTGGGCTGCTAAATGGCTTGATGAAAAGGAAATTAAATTCTCTTCTGTTCAAAAAACTAATCCAAAACGTATGCTATTGAAGATATGGGATTTATTAGATGAAGCAGATGCAGTTATTCATTATAATGGAACTAAGTTTGATATTCCAACATTAAATAAAGAATTTCTTCTTTATGGATTGACTCCTCCTTCACCATATAAACAAATTGATTTACTTCGTGTAGCACGTAATCAATTTAAGTTTCCTTCTAATAAACTTGACTATGTTGCACAGGCATTAGGTCTTGGTAAAAAGACTAAGCATATTGGGCATGAATTGTGGATTCAGTGTATGGCGAATAATCCCGAAGCTTGGGGTATGATGGAAGAATATAACAAAAATGATGTTACTCTTCTTGAACAAGTTTATGGTAAATTAATTCCTTGGATTAAAACCCACGCTAATTACTCTCTTCATTCAACTAATCCAGAAGTATGTCCTAATTGTGGTGGAACTCATTATCAAAAAAGGGGATTCTATTATACAAGTAATTGTCAATATCAACGATATAAATGTCAGGAATGTGGTACATGGTTTAGAACAACTAAATCAATACCAAAAGAAAAAGGAGAAAAGTTTGTCTTTGCTTCCTAAACAAGACTTTACATATCAAGATAAAGTAACTGAATTTATTGATAAATCTTCTACTGATTTAGTTATTAAAGATATGAAACAACGTGAGATATTTGGATTTAAGAAATATAATAAATATCTTACAGAAAAGACAGATGAGGATATGCTGCAACATCTATATGAAGAATTACTTGATGGTGCAGTTTATATTCGTACTCTTATTGAACAAAGGAAAAAGAAATGAATTATATGAATAGATTGGGTAATTGTACTAATCCCTTTCAAGGGGACACTAAGAAAGTATTATGTGTATGTAGTGCAGGATTACTTCGTAGCCCTACTGCCGCAGTAGTTCTTTCCCAAGAACCATTTAATTATAATACTAGGGCGGCTGGTATTGCCGAAGAATATGCTCTTATTCCAGTAGATGATGTATTACTACAGTGGGCAGATGAGATTGTTTGTATGGATAGCTACCAACAAGGAATCTTGGAGGATAAACTAGAGGCATTTGATAACTTTAAAACTAAGGTAATATGTTTAAATATCCCAGATTCTTTTGCTTATCGTGATCCAAAACTAATTAATCTAATTAAAGAAAGGTATAAAGTATGAGTTTTAATTGGGAAGAAGTATTAGGTAGGATTGCTCCTACTGCTGCTACATTAATTGGAGGACCTTTTGCAGGACTTGCAGTTGGTATGATTGGTAAAGCAATGGGAATGGAAGGCTCTACAGTAACCCAAATTCAATCTGCTCTTACAAATAGTCAATTAACTGGAGATCAAATTCTTGCTATTAAACAAATGGAAATTGATCTTCAAAAGCATCTTGAAGATAATGGTATTTCACTTGAACAGATTTCTGCTAATGATCGTGATAGTGCTCGTAAACGAGAGATTGCAGTTAAAGATAAAGTCCCAGCAATCTTAGCTGGGGTAGTTACTCTTGGTTTTTTTGGTACACTAAGTCTTCTTGTATTCCATGATCTCCCAAAAGAAGGGCATGATGTACTATTAGTTCTTATTGGTTCTCTTGGAACTGCTTGGACAACTATTATTGCTTATTACTATGGTTCTAGTGCTGGAAGTAAACAAAAAGATAATATAATTGGAAATAAATTGTGAGTCTTATTCTATCAGAGTTAATAGAAAAATTGAAAGAGATTGATGAGATTACTCTGATGGAAAGATTAGAGATTTCATCAGAAGATCTTGTAGAACATTTTACTGATAAAATAGAAGAGAAATTTGATTCTCTAAGTGAGGAATTTAATACAAATAATGGAGAATATGAATAAAGAATTACCAACAATTTATCAAACAATAATTGCTAAAAGCCGTTATGCGAGATACCTTCCAGAACAGAAACGTCGTGAGACATGGGAAGAAACAGTTTCTAGATTAATGAATTATATTAATCAAAAAATAATTCTTGATGATAAGACTTTTGATTCTCTTTATTGGGCAATTATTAATCTTGAAGTAATGCCATCAATGCGTTTACTGATGGCTGCTGGAGAAGCCTGTGAACGTGATAATATTGCTGCTTATAATTGTTCTTATCTAGCAATTAATCATAAACGAGCTTTTAGTGAGGCTCTTTATATTCTAATGAATGGTACTGGAGTTGGTTTTAGTTGTGAACGGCAAGAGATTGCTAAACTTCCAAATGTACCAGATAATATTGAATATATTGATGATGTTATTGTTGTAGGAGATAGTAAACTTGGATGGGCTAAAGCGTATAAGAAACTTATTGGAGCATTATACGGGGGTGAAATACCTTCATTTGACTTTAGTAGAGTACGTCCTGCTGGTGCTAGGTTGCGTACTTTTGGTGGACGTGCTAGTGGGCCTGAACCATTAAAGAAACTATTTGATTTTACTGTTGAAATCTTTAAAGATGCAATGGGACGTAAATTAAATAGTCTTGAAGTACATGAATTAATGTGTATGATTGGTGAAATTGTAGTAGTTGGTGGTGTTCGTCGTAGTGCATTGATTTCATTATCTAATCTTACTGATCGCCGTATGAGGGAAGCTAAGATGGGTGCTTGGTATAATGATAAACCACATTTAGGTCTATCTAATAATAGTGTAGCATATACTGAGAAACCAGACAGTGAAACCTTTTTAGAAGAGTGGCTTAGTCTTGTCAAATCAAAATCAGGTGAACGTGGTATCTTTAATCGAGTTGCTGCACAAAAGCAGGCAGAAAAGTCTGGTAGAGATGCGACACTTAATTATGGATGTAACCCATGCTCAGAAATTATCTTACGAGATAAGCAATTCTGTAACCTTACAGAAGTTGTAGTACGAGTTACAGATACTCAACCAAGTCTTACTAGAAAAATTAAACTTGCAACCATACTTGGGACTATCCAGTCTACTCTAACTAATTTCCAGTTCCTCTCTGATGAGTGGAAAAAGAATACAGAAGAAGAAAGATTGCTTGGTGTAAGTCTTACTGGTATTATGGATTGTAAATTAACATCTGAACCCAATTCTAATATACTAGTAGAATTAAAACAGATAGCAAAGGATACAAATGAAGAATGGGCTAAAAAGTTGGGCATTAACCCTTCTACTTCTATCACTTGTGTTAAACCATCCGGTACTGTCAGTCAGTTGGTTGATTCTGCTAGTGGCATTCATGCTAGACATAATCCCTTCTATATACGAACTATTCGTATGGATAAGAAAGACCCTATATATCAATTCTTAAAAGATAAGGGTATTTCTGTAGAAGATGAAGCATATAGGCCAGATAGTACAGCAGTGTTTAGTTTTCCAATGAAGAGTCCAGAAGGTGCAGTATGTCGTACTGATAAGACTGCAATTGAACAATTAGAATTGTGGCTATTATATCAACGGCATTTCTGCGACCATAAACCGTCAGTAACAATTAGTGTTAAAGAAGAAGAGTGGCCTGAAGTTGGTGCATGGGTATGGAAGTATTTTGATGAAGTAAGTGGAATTTCATTCCTTCCATTTAGTAATCATACATATGTACAAGCACCTTATCAAGATATTAATGAAGAACAATATAATACTATGGTAGCAACAATGCCAAAAGATATTGATTGGAATTCATTTATTGAACTTGATGATTTTACAGAAGGAACACAAACTCTAGCCTGTAGTGCTGGAAACTGTGAAATTTAATAGGTAATTATAAATGCAAAAAATAAAAGAAGAGAAACCAATGAAAGGCCAATTACTAGAATTGGTTAATGGAATTATGAAAGATCATAAAGATATTGATCTTGAAGAAACCCCAGTAGTATTTGTCTGGCGATATAAAGAAAATCCAGACATTGAATTTAAATTAATGATTCATAAACCAAAAGAATCATCTAGTATTGTAGTACACTAAATAGAAAAGCCCCTATCTTAAGAATGATTATTAACATAATCCTTTTTGATTAGGGGCTTTTTTTTATTCGTAAATTACTTTTTGATTCTTTATTGTTTCAAGAGGATTAGAAAATACCTCATCTGGTTGTACTTCAATAGGAGGAGAAATAGTATTAGGTTTTACTACTGGAGCAGTTATTTCCATTTTACGTCTTTCTAAGTATCTCTTTTCTTTCTCTTTATCTATGATACCTTGTTCATCAGTAATTCCATTTAATTTCTTAAATTCAGGGGAAGTATTAAATGGAGCAGAGTTATTTGGACTTGCTATTGTATCTACTTCAGCATTCTTCATAACTTTTTGTCCTTGTCCAGTAATAATATCACTTGGTTTCATATATGATTTTAATTCCTGAGATAACTCAATAGGCATTATTTTCCACCAATAAAGAATTGTTTATGAGTATTATAGAATTCCTTAGCAGCTTCTTTGGTAGCAGTATGCCCACTAAGATTAGAGATTGCTAATATACTATCATTAATACGAGGAATAAATTTAGTATTTAATTCATTAATAATACTAGGATTACTAGAAGTAACTGTTAATCTACCATCAGGAAGAACATTAAAGACAACTTTATCATTTGCAGTTACAGATTTGTCAAGAACTTCTTTCATATTAGTTAATGTAATATTTGCATAATCATTAACATGATTTGTAGCTTTAGCACGAGCATCATCATCTAACTTAGCAAGACCTTCTTTATTAGAAGGATTACCTAAAGTCTTAGTATAATTAGAATAGAAATTAAACTTATCTCCAATAGGTAATTTGGTAATATCAGAATCTACTGTTCTAAATGTATTAGATAATGCTATATTTGCATTAGGATTATCTGGTTTACCAGCATCTTTAGACAGAGCACTAATAATAGTATTGATTGGAGATTTAGAATTACCTCCATACATTACTGCTGAGTTAGTTGGTAGACCATCTAATATTCTAGTGATACCATTATATACTTCTACTTTAAGCTCTGGCTGTTTAGATATGAAATCAGCTACTCCTACATTTGCTGTAAGTTTACTTAACATATCGAGCATCTGTGGATTAACTACTTTTGACATATCTTGGTATTGTTGGTCTCTAATAATATTAGTAGAGTTTTTAAAATAAGCAGCAGCATCTTCTTTAGTGGCAAAGGATTTCAAATTAGTTTTAATAGCACTAATTTGATTTCTAAGATAAGTAGAAGCAGCAGCAACTGATGGCTTATCAATAATTTTACCAACACGAGGATCAGAAGTAAACCCCTTCTCAGCAGAATCAAGGGCAAGATTGACCTGTACCATTGCTTTATCTAAAGGCATAGTAGTATCTTTAAGAATATTAATTGCTAAATCAGATACCTCATTAATCTTAGCCGTAGCATACTGAGTACCAAAAGTTCTAAAATGCTCTTCAGTAAATTGATTTTGTCTATCAGCAGAATCTAATAAAGCTTTTTCTCCTTGCCAAGCAGTATTTACTTTATTCATTCCAGCATAATCAATAGTACCATCAGGATTATACATTAATGGAGTATTTGCTTTCTTTGCAATATCAAGAATAAATTCTTCATCCTTATGTTTTGCATTAGCAATTTTGTTTCTATCTGCAATATCTTGGTTTACAATTCCAGTAATCCCAGTTAATTCAAGAATAGAATTAGCATGGTCTGCTAACTCTTTAATCATTCCGGGATTTCTATTTACTGCATTACGGAGAGTAGAAAGAGTACGATTAGTAAACTCTTCTGGTGACATTACTCCTTGTTCTACAGCAGTTTTAAGACGAGATACTCTACTCTGGAATTCTTTTTCCACTGGATTTACATCTTCAATAGTAGCGTCTAAATTGCCCCAAATGTTATCAATACCTTTGGATAATCCTGCTGCTTCAATCTGTAATTCTTGGGGGTGTGATCTATCCATATACTCTTGTACATTAGCTTGATCTTCAAGAGATATTTTATTAAGAATACTTCCTTTATAGAGTTCACCACCAGCTTTAGCTGCTTCTCCTACAGTTTGAGCAACAATGGCTGAACTATTGTCCTGTACTCCACTAAGATCATATTTACCAATATGACGATCAACTGGAGACATACTTGTAACATCACTTCCAAATTTTGCCATAATTACATATTACCTTTTCTAAGTGCTTCCATATATTTCTGTAAATCGGGATCAGGGATACGCCTAAGAATATCGTCTATCTGTTTCCATTCTTGAGTTCTTTGTTCCTGATGATATTTCCAATGCTCTACCATAATTGATTGTAGAATAGAAGTATGGTTTTTCTTATCTATATTTTCTATCTCAATAATAACATCTAATTTGTCTGCTTCATTAAAATGATTAGGGTCAAGAACATTAATAAAAGAATTAATTCTCTTTACATGCTCTTCATAATCTTTTATATCACTATCTTGTTTTAATTTATTAATTTGATTAGAAATCTGTTGATAAATTACTTTTCCCATTTCTTTGTTCTGAGTTTTTCTATCATTAGTCTTTTGAACTAAATCCCAGAGATCCTCTTCCTTACCAGTACCTATACCAAATACCATTTTAGCATAGGCTTCTTGCTTGGTAAATTCCATCCCCTCTTTATTACCCATCCTAGTAATTTTATCTCTCATACCAAGCATAGCTAATCCTTGAGCATAGTTATTAAATCCAGAGGCGATTTCTGCTGCCTCCATAAACATTTGCTTGTAATTAGTTTCATTTACATTACGAGTTTTCCACCATCCTTGAATATCTTCAATTGCTTGTCCAAAAGAACTAATCATACCAAAGGAAGGATAACGAGGACCTGCTGGTTTACTATCTACTAATTTAGCAGTTTCCCATGCAAAATCCAAGTAAGGAATGAATCCTTGTGAATATGGGGATAAGGCTTTGGAGACTGCTAAATCTGGTTTCTCATTAGGCTCTACAAAAGCAGCCATTAAATGATTAGTAGAATAATCAATAGCTCCTCTTTTTATTTGTTCTGCATACTTTTTAACATCTTCATTATCTGATTTCTCAATAAAGTAGTAGGCAATACCACCTCCTGGAATACCATACTTACCACCAAATAAAGCAAATCTAACAGCAGCTAATTTAGCTCTTTGGACACTATTAAGAATAGTAGCATTATCTTGAATAAGATTCATTAGCATCTTATGATTAATAGCAGCAAACTGGAAGAAAATAGAGGCCATACCTTCTTGATAAGGTAACTGCCCCGCACGGTTCATACCACCAGATAATTTTAGTGCCTCTACTGAGATCTCCTCTTGGGCCTCTTTTGTTTTCCAATTACGTTCTGGATATTTCTGTTTCCACATATCCTTTACTTGTAACCAGTTTCCAATTCTGTTTGTTAATTCAGCAGAATCAAATCCAATAGTACGAGAAGCTTTAATAGGAACTTTAGCTAAAGTAACAATATCTTTCCATGCTTTCTCAGGGACATTTTCTACAAGATGTCTATCTGCTTCACGAAATACTCCATGAACAATAGAGTTCATATCAACAGCTTGAAGCATTCCTGATTTTCTAATTGCCTCTATATCATCAAGAAACTCTTTATTTCCAGCCTTTTCTCCTAATAGTTTCATATTAGATTGAATTGTATCTTTAAATTGAGCCATCATTTTAGACTCTGATCCTAAATACATTTTTATAGCTGCTGTATTAGCAAAGTTCTTTTGTGCTGTAGCCGGATTAATAGCATACATTTCCCATTGTTGAGCTGTTTGTACAATCCATTGACGGGGAATATTTAGATGAATATAGAATATAGTAGCTAATTTCTTAGCTGCCATTAATGGGTTTTCATGCTTACCCCTTAGTTTTTCTACAAGGCCAGTAGGAAGCTTCCATTTCTCTAGTGTATCTGCAATAGTATGTAAACCTTGGGTATAATAAAAATCACCTAGAGTCTCACTATTTTTAATACGTTCATACTGTTTAAACATTGCATGAGCAGTATTATATTCCTGTTTCATTGCCCTGTCCATATTTGGTTTGGGGTGAATATCAGTAGCGTATTGTGGGAATTCTCCCTTTGTAAACTCAGAGAATCCAGCAAGGAACTTACGTTTAAAAGACTCTTCCCATGTAGCCATTGACACTGTACGAGCAATGGAGTTAGTAGTATTATGAAGAGTTGTCATACGATCTTCAAGACGAGCAGGGCCATTCAAAGAAGGAAGTCTTTCTCCTCTTTGCATTGAATGTTTTAAGAACTCTTGATGAATACCATAGTCGGTCATTACTCTACCAAAATTATCTTGTCTTTCTGGACGAACAGTTATGGTATGATCTGGATATTTTTCTTGTAATTGTTCTGCTACTTTTAATCCTTCATGTTCTGTTTTAGTTGCAGCTTTAGTTAATACATAAGCGTCTAATCCCTTTGGATCAGATATAGTTCTACCATTAACTTTAAGAGTTTTTGGTTTAACGTCTACATACCAACTCTCTTTAACCCTACGTCCAGAATAGCCGGGGATCTTTGGTAGAACCTCTTGGGGCAAAAGATTTAGATGAGCATCAGCCCCAGTTAGACCATACTCATGGCGAGTTCCTTCTCCTATTACTGGGTCATGCAATCGTACTATCTTTCTTCCAGATACTTTCAAACTGTCTTGTTCTAATACTACTGGAGTTCCTTTATCAAAATCCCATACTTCTTTAATATTATTTAATTCGGAAGGCCCAACCTTTTCTGAAACATGTCCAATATAAGTCCTATCTTTCTTATAAAGACCTTGCATATCACCAGCAACTAATCTATTTCTTTCAATACGATTTAAGAAATTATGATTATATTGTTGTTGTCTATTCCAATAAGTATGGGTTACAAATAGATCTTCTGCTTCTGATTTGGATAGTTTAGGAAATATTGAACTAATTTTTTCAGGACTGTAATATTCAATTCCTTTTTGTTCTGCATCATTAATAAGATAGTCAAGTTCTGCTTTATGTTTAGACGAAGCAATATTCTTACTAATAGAATCAGTAAGATCTTTTCTAAGTACTGCTCCACGTTCTACTGACCTTAAGGAAGCATTTTCAATATCTTTTGGGAATCTTCCAGTGGGGAATATCCAACGACCTAATCCAGAACGAGCAAGATCAGATACATCCTTTCCCAGTACTGATGTTTGAATAGAATCTTTACTAAAGACTTCATTATTTAATTCATCATATTCTTTTTTCCATTGCCAATTAAGATAGTGTTGGTCATCCATTTTAACAATAGAAAGATTACCTCTTTGATCTTCTGGTAATAAATCAATAGATTCTTTAAGATTATTATATGCTCGTTGAGCATCTACAGCACGTACATATCCACCTGAGCCATTACGTCCAAATACTGCATTGCCTTCAAATAATTTATCTGTCTCATTAATCAATGACATAGATTGATTATAATAAGGCATACGAGATTCTTTCATTATTTGAAAGGTCTGATTTACTTCTTCTTCTCGTTTTGTAGCATTAAGAATATTAGGATCATAACGAGATTGTACAAAACTTGTTCGTACAGCATCGTCCTGAGCTTGTATATCTGCAATAAGTTTAGCAGAAAGATCAGGGTGCATTCTCCCTACTTCAGGAGCAATCGCTTTAGGTAATACCCAATCATGGACAATTTCACCTTTATCTACTCCAAGAGCAGCAGCTAATTTACCTGTAGGTTCTTTAATAGCAGCAAGAGCAGATTTCTCTGCTGCTACTGGATTAGCTACATTAGTAATTGCTAATGGAGAATCAATTGGTATCTTAGGAGTATAAATACTAGCAGGAAGCTCTTTAGTAGCTTTTAATACTTTTGCACTTTCCATCCCAATAAAGTTAAGTGGATTTAATGCTATTTCCCCTGCTGTTGCAAGAGCAGCCTGTTCTTTTGGATTAGTACCTGTGTCTGTTATACCAAGTGCTTTTAATTTAGCTTCTGTTTCAGGAGTTTGTGTAAATTTGGCACTATTTATAAAATCACCAACTACTTTAGCTGGTATATTTAAAGCATCCACAGCTTTTAAAATAGATTCTTGAATAAGTTCGGACTTCTTATCTGAAGGCATTTTAGAATGTACATATGCCTGTATGTCAGAAATTACTTCTGCACCCTTAGATGGGTCTTGTTCTTTAATTGTTTGGAATAATCCAGCAATACCAGCAGGAATACTAGATAAAATAGAAGCACTAATAGAGGCTACAGCTTTACCTGTATCCTCAAGTTGATTTAATCCAAGAGTTTGCCTCATTGTTACTTGACTAAGTATATTAGTTAAAGCTAATGTACCAGAAGCAATATTATTATCTACACTATCTTTTGTATTTGATGCAACTCTTTCTCCTAATACTTCTATATTAGAATCTTGACTTTCTTTATCATCAATAGTTTCATGAGTAGAGGCAATAGCTGTCTTCTGAATATATTTATCTTTTAGTGTAGAAGGTAATGATCCAGTAAGAGCATATCCTTGTAGAATAGATTTTTTAATACTTTTAGATACTGTAGGATCCCCTATAATACCCGATATGGTATCTTTATTATTTTGTTCTTGTTCTTGATTCCATTTAGCTTTTTCAGTATCTATAAATTCTGACTGTCCTTTTTGCTGTAGATCAGCAGTAGCAGTATCATAATTAGTAATTAAATTGGGGCCACCTACTGTAGCAGAAGCGTAAAAAGCCTCCTCAGAGGCTTTCTTAGGAGACATTGTACTAACATCATTTTGAATTGTTGGAACTTGAAAATTATCCATATATCCTAGGGTTTTGTTTGTGAATCTTTTGCTGGTTTAATTTCTTCACTAAATATAGTCTTTAATCCTCCAGGGAATCCAGCACTAAAGATAGATACACCCGCACCAAATTGAGCAGAGGCAAGAGCAGAAGCACCTGAAGCATCAGCAGCATTTTGATTAGCAGCACTAATCTCAGCAGAGAAACTTAAATTCTGATTAATAGTAGAAATATTATTTGCCTCTTGAGAACCAATACTAGCAATAGCCCCAGCAGTTCCAGAAGAGCCACTGATGCCTGTAGAAGCTAGTACTTGTGCTCTGCGTATACGAGCCTCTCTTTGTTGAGATATACGTGCTCTCTGGGCCTCTGATTCAGCTTGCCTTTGTTGGGCAGCATTAGCCTCATGTTGAGCTTTAGCCCTATCTCTCTCATATTCACCAGAGAAATTTTTAACAATACCTTCCCCTACACTACCAATCTTAGAATAGGTAGTGGTTTTAGATCCACTAATAGCTGTGTATTCACCTAGTGTAGGTATATCTGCTAGATCTTCTAAACTCATGTTTTAATTACCATTAATTTATATCCTTTTGGTCTATATCCACTATCAATAAAACCAAATAATCTTTGCCACTTTTCTATCTTATCAGTAGGAGGAATAGTAAATACTTCTTCTATTCCTCTTAATTTTAAAGTATTTAATATATTAGCAAACTCTAATACATATTTCTTATACTTTGATAAAGACCATTTAGATACTTTAGTATGTACAATATATATATTAGTATTAACTAAATATTCTAATGAGATAATAATATCATCATCAGAATACATTACTTCAGTATTAGACTTTTGGTTTAACTGTGACATCTGAAGACCATCCTAATAGTTTCATATCCTTACCTGCTTCTGATAATATTTTAAGACTTAATGCTCTACCAGAGCCACGTAATTTATTCTTAGTAACAATTACTCTTTCACCATAATTAAATGTAACTGGGAAGGGTAAAGAACCATCTGGAATATAATTACGAAGTAAACGATAAGCTTGGAATTGTGCTCCCCATTTACCACTATTAGCACTATTACACCAATCCCATTGTGCTTGTACAAGACAACTTGAAGGAAAATCCAATATCCACCCAGTTAAGAAGTAAGTCTCTGTTCTATCAAAATAGAAATTAATATATGGTATTTGTTTAGAATGGGAAATATCACCAAATATTTCATGGCCAGTAACCAGATAACTAGAATAATCTACACCAATTGAATCATTAGTATACCAATCTTTAAATTTAGTAGAACTATATTTACTAATTGTAAATGTACCATTCTTAATAGTTAATAGAGAATAAGGTTCTACTCTTGATACTGTTGAACTAGAACTATAGTTAGGTATTTTAATAAAATCAGCTACATAAGGAGAAGTAGTTGTACTTGTATCTCCCATATTATAAACATAAAATGCTTTTAGATTAAGATCTAAATTCATCTGTTTATTATATTTATTTATGTAATTAGTAGTTGAATATGTAGCAGTATCATTAAATAACCAGCGGAAAGTATTTTTTCTCTCATCAAACATTCCTTTTACGTACTGTTTACAAGTAGCAGAAAGATTATTATAATAAGATTGTATTGTATTTAAGATTATATTTTGTACTGCTAATCTACCTGTAGTAGGTTCAGCAATAATGGCATAAATACCAGAATTAGACCAATATACTAATTGCCCCCCACCTTCTACAATAGAATCAGGACTATCTGTACCAATATTACTTATTTTGTTTACTTGATATGAAGTAGCCTTGAAAATTCCATTATCCCCAGTAACCTCCCATACCCCATTTTCTGCAAAAACTAATAATGAGGGGCCATGAGAAACTAACTTAATAATTCTAGTTGCTTCTGGTATATGTATTGTTCCACCATCTGTATCTAGAATATCACTTATATGGGGAGAAGTTGGGTCATTTTCTTGATAACATTTTCCTAGTGAAGATGGGTTATCTACAATTTGAGAAAAGAAGACATACCCGCCATAGTTAGGGGAATTAGTATCAGATTGATATAAACTAGATACTACTCCAGAATAGAAGGCTCTTCCTGAATAAGAGGCAACACACTGTACTATTCCATAGTCTCCTTCAGTAGGGAGAGTCTGATTTGAAGCATTAGCTCTTGCTGATCCTCTTGTTCTGTAGTCAATAATAAAATGCCCTTTAGGGGCTTGGATATTGTCATAAGAATTCTTATACATAACAAGGGCACTAAATTTTTCATAATTAGCAGCGATTGCTTGACTATTAACTTTTCCTAGATACATTATATCTGCATTACTAGGCCATCCAGCGGCATATGGCAACCCTGTTGCCGGGTCTGTTGTTGGATTAGGAATATTAAAAACTTCTTGTGCAGGAGAAACTCCAACCCCAGAAATAGCTTCCAGTTTGGTATTCCATCCTTGGTTTTGTAGATTATAACTATGTATACCTACTCCACCATTAATATACTCAAGATTAGTAAGTCTATGATCTAGAGCATAATTTTCATATATTCCATAAAAATCTCTTATTTTTAAATAAAGAGGAGTACTTGTTACTGTATTTGCTGTTACATCCCAGACACAGTAAAAAGGAGTAAATATAGCAGATTGTGATGTACAAACTAATATATTATTAATTATTGCCATTTGAATTCTATCTGGATTTAACGTACTACCAAAAGTAATAGATGTAAGAATAGCATTACTAGGACTAGTAGCCAATAAGTTTACAAAATATAATTTATCTTTAATTCTAACAACAGCTAAAGATACAGTAGTACTTCCTCCGGGACTAGGCCAATAAAAAACTTGTATTTTATTTACTGCCATAGTAGCATCATTATAAGTAGTATTAGTAAAAGCATATCCAGACTCATAATCAAGCCCAAGTCTACGCCATCTAGATCCATCTAAATTAAGGACAAAGTTCTCCTCATCCAGAGAAGCATTTGCTGGAAATGTAAGTGGACTTGCTTCTGTAATTAAACCTTTTACAAAAGAATTTATCTGAAGTTCTTTTACTATATTAGCCATTGTCTTTTAATCTTGGTTTTTTATCTTTAACTCGTTCTAAATAAAACAAAATGTCTTTTTCTGCATCACGTTCTGACTTATAAAGGCCAGATAATTCTTCTGGTAATTCCCCTCCGGGAACAAACTTTAAACGGATTAATGTAGTTTTAATATCACGAAATAATTCTATTTTTTTACCTAGTAATGTCTCGAAACTTTTCATCGTTGTGGCTTTGGATTAGGTTTCTTTTTGGTTTTACAACTCATATTATTTACGTCCATAATTAGGGTATGTGATGCCATTTTTAATACGCCAAGCATCTTGACTCATGCGTCGTTTTTGACTTACTGAGTTCTGTTCTGCTTTTCCATTTTGCATTTGTTTAAAGTTTACAAATGAAGTTGCTTTTGATTCATTAAGTAAATAAGAAAACATCTGTACTGGAAGATCAGGAGTGAATGTATCACTAAGAGTAAAAGCTACTCCCCTCTTACCATGGCCAGAAGATTTACTAGCCATTACTGTAGTGTCTACTGTATTATCAAATGAATCAAATATAATATATTGATCGTCAAATGATGTATAATATTGTGGAGCCTTATTATTTAATATATTAAGACTTACCCCACTAAAATCAGAAACTACTTGAATAGTAGTTAAACTTGAATCTCTTCGTGTTACTAAGTCAAAAAAGTCTTGAGGAGACTTATATAAAATATCTACAAATTTATCTTTAGTATCTGTAGATTTACGAATATTGTACTTAACAAATTCCAGACTAATAATAGTGTCTGGAATCTTTAAGTAATTTGGTTTGGCTGTGCTAGAAAGAGCATCAAACTGAAATAACTCATACTGCCAAGGCCAATCACGACCATCAACAATATTATTATAAGTAGTTTTTACAGTTTGAGCAATTTGCAATGCTTCAACAGTATCATTAATGCTATTAACAGGATCAGAATCCATATCATTCAAAATATCCTGTACGATTTCTAATAGTGTTAATTTAGCCATTTTACATCAATCCATGAGCTACAAGTACTGCATTAATAGCATTAATTGCTGCTACAATAGCATCTGCCTGACCAGTAGTTGTATAACCTGCTGGGGTAGTTGTTGTTGATGCTGTGGTTACTACGTTTGCTACTAGTGTTTGTTTAGTTGTAATCATAGGATTATCAAACTTATCTGCTAATAGACTATTTTGTTTTGCGGGCATTGTATTTCTCCAATAAAATTAAAAAGAGGGAGTAGAGGCGAAACCCCTACCCCCTCAAGGACTAACTAGTTATAGTTATTATTTAAGCTGCTTTAAGCATGTAACGAACCAACAGACGTGCTTTACCTACTGTTGGTACTGTTCCAGTATACAAAGCTCGAATTACTGTTGGAGCAGTTTGTTGTACTACACCTGTAGTCAATAGTGCACCAGTACCAGAAATACGCCCATTAATAACCAAATTTGCAAGAGGGGCATTAGCAGCAGTAATTAAACCTGTAGCATTTACAGCAGTTGTGCCATCAGAAGCAAGATATGTACCAATTGTAATTGCAGTAAGTGCATCAAAAGCAGTTTCTACAACTAGATCAGCACTAAGCATTATAGCACCAAGGGGCAAAATACCATCCAAACCCCCTTTAGCCCAAGCAGCAGAAGATAGACCATTTATAGCATTACCAGCACCAGATGAAGGAGCTTGGAATTCTACAGAAAAGAATTTAATTACATCATCTTCTTGAATACCACCATATGCAGAATTTGTTACACGAACCCCATATGAATTTAGTACATTACGTTTAGAATCAAGTTCAAAAGCCATTTTATATCTCCTTTATATTAGTATGTAGATGCGCTGGTCAAAACAACACCAAGAGTATCAACACGTTGAGCACCTAAGCCAAAACGAGATGTAACTTGGAACTTATCACCACGACCTTCTGGATCACGCCAACCCTCAGTTTGAGGTTGACGACGCCATGCATGCATAATAGGTTTGCATGAATCATCAGAAACACACATAAAGATATTAGCAACGTCACCAACAGCAGCAGTAGTATTTGCCAAACCATAAGTAGAAGCATTGATTGCCTCAGTTGCAGTTTTCAGGGGTAGATAATTAGATGTATAAATATCAAAACCAAAGATATTACGTACAAATTTATGGTCACGAGCAAAACCATCAGTAATTATACCTTCAAATTGTGGATTATTTGATACGTTTACCAGATTAGTTAAGCTATTAATTGTAGCTTCAACAATAGGGTCAACGATAGCAATACGACCACCAGCAGGGACATTAGCCTTATCAAAAGCTAGTTTCATTGCAATAAAGTCAGACATTGACATTACGCGAGTAGTAACACCAGAACCACCACCAATCCAACGATGAGGACGAGAGTTGACCAAGTTTACGTTGGCATTAGTTTGGGCCAAGTTAGCTACAGAGAGGAAACGAGACTCATGGTTTTCACCCAGAGCACGGGTAGATTCCATTGCTCTCATTGCCATCAAGGTATCTACTTGAGAACCATCTTCACGAAGATCATCAGATACACGCCAAGCATCACCAATATAATCAGTAATGGACAGTGTGATAGTACCAGTATCAATAGGATTGAATACCAGAGGGGTATCTTCAGCAGCATCTTGCAATGTTACTGTACCTACAGTTTTGATATTAAGAGTTGTACCAGAACCAAAATCTGAGACATCACGAGACATACCTTCAGGAAGCAGATAGTCATGTAAGTTATCCAAGATAAACTGACTATACTGTTGTGCTTCGATAAAAGCAGTTGTATTAGTTGTTAATTGAGACATTATTTATTCCTTTTATTTATATTAAGTTGTTTTACCAACTTTTTGACCGGCAATCTTCCAAGCAGAAACTAAATCTTTAGTAGAAGCACCTTGTTTTACTCTAGCAGTTAATGAAGTTTGATTTTCATTATCATTTAAAGTTTGGGTATTAATTGTACCACTAGGTTTTGTTATGATAGAATCTACCTTTTTATTTTCAAGACCAGCTAATTTCATTACAACTGCTGGGGATGATGCAGCTAACCTATTAAGATTAGAGATAGAAATCCCAGATTCTTGAGCAATACGAATAAAAGTTGCTTCTGCTTTATCTCCAAATTTCTCTGTAAAAGCAGAGGTTACTAAATTAATATTACTTTTAGCAACTACTTGTTGTTCATTTTGTTCAATAGTCTGTTTTACTATTTTCTGTAGGTCTTCTGGAGTAAAATTATTCTGAGGTGGTGTTCCATCATTTGAATTACTAGTAGACTTTAGTTCAGTAAGAAGGTCTTCAGTAGTACGACGCTTTGCCAATTCTGCTTTTACAATAGCTAACTCTTCTTCAAGAGTATTAATATGCTTTTGTGCATGAGGAACTGATTTAAGAGCATCATCTACTGATGCGTACTTCTTTCCTACTCCTACAAACTCAGAGACTTCTTGTGGAAGAACTGGTATAGAAGGAACTACTACAGGTGTTACAGGATCAGGGGTCGCCTGATTAAATACAGTTGTTTCGTTAGGCAATTTTAATTTCCATCCGGGTCAGGAATAAATGATGCTACTTTACTTAGGGCTCTTTGAAAACCAAGTTGGTAAGCTTGATACTCACTCCAACTAGGTTTATTAAAAGAATCTTCATCAAGAGTTTTACGTCTAGAAAGATCAGTTTGTTCAATAATATACTCTTGAATAATTAAATAAATTTCTTCTTTTGTATATTCTTTTGCTTCTTTTGATTTTAAGTTTAAATTCATATGTATAGTACTATTATACCAGAAAAACTAACTTTTGTCAAGAACTATTTTACTTATTTTGCATTGGAGGAGGTTGTTGCTTCCCATTAGGCTGCAACATCTGCTCCTCTGTTGGAACTGCTTGTTCACTTTGTAAAGTGGCACTTGCTTGGTTCATAAGTCTTTGAGTTTCTTGTTGTTCAGTAACAGCAATATTATCTTTAATAAATTGGTACTGTTCAAATCCCATTTGTTCTTCAACAAGTTTAGCAAGATTCTTAGCAGACACATGAGGAGCAATCATTTGTCCCACTGGACTATTAAAGATTCCCATCATATTTTGCATTAATTGTGCTCTTGCGGAGAAGTGCCTAGACCCAATAGGACGTAATTTACCTTTAGCAGTAATATCTTCTTTAGTAATAGAAATAAATTCCATTACACCAAGATCAGTATCCATTACACGAGCAATATCTACTGTATCCATTTTACGTTTAGCCATCTCAAGCATTTTATTAAGTAATGGCTCCATAAATTCTATTTCAAATTTATTAGTCTTATTACGGAAAATACGTTGAGCAGCATTATCTAACTTATCAACTTCAAAGGCAGTCTTTTCACCTTGAGTACGGAACCCCATTGCTTCTTTAGGAGCACCAGCCATTTCTTCCATTAATGCTAATAAAGAAGAAATTTCATTATTAACCATGAAAGCCTGTTGATTTGGGGCTATAGGAGCAATATCACCATCTTCAGGGATATGGATTTGTACTCCTGGTCCCCAAATAAATGGTTCTACATCACCCTTAATAATTAATGGGGGATGGATTGTAAGATCAAGAGCATCGGATTTCAAGTTCTCTAAATGGTCTACACGATATTGCATACCCACTAGATTATCTAATGGCCCCATTGCATATAGATTATCTTGACGTTCTCTCCAACCAACATGGCATTTAGTATCTTGACCAAGCCAAGAAGGATTAGCAATATCTCTTAAAATATGAGTACGATCAATAATAGTAATGATTCGTTTTTCTTTTAATTCATCATTTACTACATCATAAATATCACCTTCAAATTCAAGGATTTCAACCATACCCGATTGGTAGTATTCATTAAGAGAACCAAACCCCTCAATTAAATATCCACCAGCTTTATTAATATCTTCCATACGGAAAGCATTAAGAGCTTTTCTAGTATCAATTATTTTAGAGTATACTTCTTTATTATATCCTAATGTAGAATCCATTAGAACATCCTTTTTAAGTTCCCCTATTGATTTAAGATAACGAGTAAATTTAGGGGAATCTTTAAAAGTAAGAGCAGTAGGATTAAATACTATATCATAAGGAGAAATTCGGACGGCTTTTGGCCCTACATAATTAACTACTTCTTCTCCTGTTACTGGGTCTTTATGTTTGTCTTCCACCCAGAGAACTTCTGCAAAGACATTACCATAATCAATATAATCATTAAGTAATTTTGAGATTGTTTCTCTAAAACCACCTTCACGAAGTTTATTCTTCATGTAAGCTTCAATAGCTTTACGTTTAGTCTGAACTACAGCATCTACACTATATCCTTCCCAACGAAGCCATTCATCATTAGGAAAAATAGCATCATTATAGTTAGCATGAAGATTATCCCTAATTTGAGTTAATTTAGGAATAGTTGTTTTATTCTTCCATGGAAGTTTAGAATTAGTTGTTTTGGTAGTATCAGTAGCAAAGAGATACCCACGAAGTTCCCTCCATTCTGCTTCTTTAGCAGTACGCTGTATCCACCATTTATTATATAATCCTGCTAATTGTCTAGCAAGACTAGTTGGACTGATAATTTCCTGTATCTGAGCTACTTTCCCAGCCATTAGTTATCCTTTTTTTCTTGATAATTATCTGGAATACCATTACCGCGTCCAGAATTAATATCATTCATATGGTCTTCTATTGACTTTCTAAAAGTAGACATAGAACTACCTTCTAAAGGAGAGGGTGTACTTATATCATTTTTTGTTTCTTTAGGAGTAGGCATCTCTGCCAGAGAACCTCTTTTTTTATAACCTTCAATTTTATCAGCCATTTTATTTCCTTTAGTAAGCAACGCCGCCAAAGCGGGCATGAGTTATAATGTTACTTCCAAGACTAGAATTAAGTCTTTGTCTTGGTATTACTGAGATATGAATCGCATTTGAAAGGGCATCTTTAATATCATCATGGGGAGGATGTCTCATTATAAGTTCCTCCTCAAGAGATTGACAATTACCTCCACGATAATGCCAAATTTGCATATTATCATATTTAGGTTCAAGAATTGCACTCATACGTTCTTCTTTATCTCCTTGATGTCTATTTGGATTATGTTCATCAATAGAAAGGGCAATACCATTAGGTTTTATATAACTTTCTTTTAGTTCTGACACAATAGTCTTTTGGGCTACTGTAACTTCAGCACTAAGTTTTCTAAATCCCCACTTTTGTTGGGCTTTAACAATATGATTAAAATATTCTACAATACGTTCTGTTTTAAATCTATCTATGTCAAGAACATAGTAATTACCAAGATGATCTACCCCAATAACTACTAAAGCAGTGTAATCAGCCTTTTTACGAAGAGAGAAAGCAAAGTCAATTGCGGCATAGACATTAAGTTTTCTATCCTTGATATACCAATCACCTTCTCTATTATTTAAGAGGGTTCTTTCATAGTATTGAAATTTATCACTATTAATACAAGCAGTATCAACGTTATTTGGATTATTATAATATTGACTATAAAATTGAGTAATATCTCCTTGATATTTACCTTTAATTCCAGCTAATATTTTATAATTAAATCCAAATGATTTACCATCAGGTCTAGTTTGACTAGGCCAGAGAAATTCACCATTAGTTTCTACAACTCTTTGGAATAACTCATAAATTTCCTCATCACTCTCAAGATCACCTGTTTCAGGGTCATATATCTCTGATTTCATTTCGATCATGTTTTGATATATATCTTTTGGATGGTAACGAGTACCAACTACCCATTCCTGAGATCCAGGATTTTCAATAGAGGCTAATTGAGAGTATAGAGAGGCTACTTTATCTCGCCCTTCTTCTGTATAGGCATTCCCCGGAACTACAATATCATCAAGAACCACAATATCTGCATGGAATCCAGTTGTATTAGAAGTTAATCCTACTGCTTTACAAGTAGCATCACGAATACCCTCTAATTTACGTTTAGGATGGTCAATAGCAATCTCTGCCACAGCCCATTTTTCACGCTTTCCTTCATCTACACCTATCATTTCAGGCCAATAACGCCTATAAATTGGGTTATCAATAATTTGTTTAATTTGGTATAACTGTTTTTCAGCCAAATCTGCTGTTGCAGAGACATACAATATAGTTGTTTCTGGGTTTTTAGTAATCCACCATGCAACTCTATAAGCCGCTAACTTACTTTTTAAATGTCCACGGGGTAGTAAGACTAATTGATTCTTTTTAGCATCTTGACGACACCACCACTTAATAAGTTCATAATGAATACCACCAAGTAATAAATGAGGGGCAACTAATTTAATAAATATAGCAAGATCTTCTTCAGCAGATTCTCTTACTAATTGTATTCTATCTTTACTCAAGTTATTTTAAGGATTATTTCTTCTTCTGCTTCATAAGCACTATTAATTTTTGGGAAGAATTTAAGGTATGCTTTTACAGATTCGGTAATCCAGTCCTTTCCTTTTCTTGTACCTAATAAAATACAACCTTCAGTGTCTTCTGCTTTATTTCCTGTATGTATACGAATACCCTCAAATCCGGGTACATTTAATACATGAATCATTTCCCTTTTAAAATGGGGACTATAATCAATAGTTAAATGATATGTTCCTTTTGGAATTGCAGTCTCTCCAAAAACCTTAATTCCATTAGGTCTAATCACATCTTCTAAAGTATCACATTCAAATCTACCATCAATATATAATTTACCAATGGTAGTTTTATCTGTAAAAGTATCTCTATTTAATTCAAGTAACATTATTTTATCCTAAATAAATTATTTTCTGGAGTTTATTCCAAAAATATCTCTTTCTATTTTATTTATTCTATCAGAAAGATCTTTTAAAGAGTAAATTGACTTATCTAGAGTATTTATTTTTTCTTTAATCACTTCTACATCTGTTCTATGCTCTTGTAAAGTACTTGTTAAAGTATCTAATTTATCTAATAATTCTTTAAACTGTGTTTGATTTGAGATATGAGCTTCTTTTTGTTGGTCATAAAATTTACCCAAAAACCAACCAATAATTCCAAGAAGGAGTACTATAAAAGATCCAATTACTGTAATTTGTATATCTATACTCATTCAATTGTTTCAACCTGTGAGATAGTAATTAAAGCAAGTGTAAGTATTAGTATAAATAATCTAAAATTAATTTTCATATTAACCTTTATTAAATGGACGAATATAAACACATAAATGTTTTCTGCCTGCTTCTAAGTTTGAAAGACTCCAACCTAATTGAATAAATCGCACATTAGTTGGACTAGACCGCCAAACTTTACGGTATTCAAAATACTTTTTACCATCACCATTTATTAGTGTTGTAAGTGATGATCCTATTATGGCACCAGCCCAGCCTATATCTACACTTGACTCGCCTTTGAAACTTACTTGTGTTGGGCTATAAAGATTAAATCCAGCCATATCAGCAAAACCATAAGCAGGATTACGCAGACAGGACCATAGGTAACAGAGCATGTAATTACGTAACCATAAAGGATATTTCATTGCCCAAGCGCCTTCTTTACTAAGATACTCTTCATCTCCTATTGCAGGCGAATCAGTTGGTTCAAACCAATATCGTAAGGGGTAGGGTAAATGTCCATCTGATTTAACAAATGGGGCAATTGTAATCCAGCCAGTTAATGCAGAGAATAACATTAAAACTATTTGAATTATTGATATAGTTAGGTAGCGTAGTATCATATTGCTTCCACCAAAATAAATGCTTTAATAATGCCACTTGAGAAAACATCAAATGTACCAGCGCCGATTATTTTTGCTGCTTTAAGTTTATAAGTATGACTTCCGGCTGATGGGGATAAAGTAAGTGATACATACATACCCCCTAAATTTGCAGTAGCAGTAGTCTGTGAATAACATGCCTGTATCTGCGAAGCCCCTTCAAATATTGATAATAGTATTAAATCCCCAGCAGTAAGAGACTGAAATAAAGGTATAAAAGCAGTTATTTTAACAACCTGCCCAGACAAAACTGATACTGTCGTCGCTAAACCAGTTATATCTGCACCCGCAGCAGCTAATCCAGCAACGGATGCTGTTATTTCAGCATATCCAAGTTGCCTAGTTTGACCATAAGGCATTGCATGAGCTACTGCCGTAGCTGTAGCAACTGAGAACGTCTGAGAAGCAGAGCCAGCTAATAGAGCTTTTTCAGTATCTAATTCATTCAGTGCTGCCTGTACGTTAGTTGCAGCAATATTGCCAGCAGGAGTATTTGGAATTGTAGAAGCTGTTGGTAAACCAGCAATAGCTGCTTGCACATCAACAAGACGTGCAGCATCACTAGCTACTGTTGGAGCAGATAGATTAGTAACCTTATAGTTATTCATATCAAGATTAGCACCCATTGTATTAGGAGTAGTGCCATCTCTTGATAATGTATTTTCTAATGCTACTTCAATTAAATCATTATTAGCATTTTGAGTAACTGTAGTTGAATAACCAGAAGTTATATTTGCAAGGGTTAATTTAGCCATCTTTTAATTATTTCCGGGTTTACTACGTTTACGTTTAACTTCTTTAGCATAATTAGTTTTTGCACTAACAATACGGATATTTGATTTAGCATTAGAACCACCTTTAGTTAGTTCTTTAATATGGTCTGCTTGTCGTGGGTCTCCTACTTTAAGACCTGCTTCACGACGGGCTTTATTCCGTTCTGCCCGATCTTTAAGTCGTTTTCCTCCATCATGAGTATGATCCCATTTCTTCTCTCTGGCATAATCACGTTTTCCATCTTTCATAAATGGCATATTATGCAGACACCCATGCAGTACCATTATAAAATACAGGAACCTTAACAGCACCGCCACCTACCAAGGTAGCTCCATATGTAGGAGTAGTAGCATCAGTAACATAAGCCCTACGGCCTAATGTACCTGCTGGAAGAGTCGCTACAGTATAACCACCATAGTTTGCATTAATGTCATTGATTGATATTGTTGTCATGTTTATTTATTTCCTTGAATTACTGAAATTCCTAATCTTTCCATATCTTCTGATAATGTATCTCGTACACCAGCAGCAATCTTAGCTTGTTTAATCTTTTCTTCTTTTGTAATACGACCAACCTTTTTAGGAATATACCCTTCATCAGCAAGATAACGAGAGGCATTAACTCCAACTGTAGAACTTTCCTTGGAAGCCATCATCATATTACGAATAGCTTCTGCTTTAATCTTAATTGCTAATTCATCTCTCCATTCTTGTAACATATCTTGAAGAGAGGATTGTGTTGCTAGATGATCCCAATGTTTCCAAGAACCAAATACATCCATAGCAAATTCATACTCATGTCCGGGGATATGGTCATAAGACATATAAATTTGTTTAAGAGAAGGATAAGTAACTAATCCTTTCTTATCAAATGTAGGAACAGTATGAGGTTTATCTTTAATAGTGAAAAGAGGTTCCCAAACATCAGAACGATCAATATTCCGTAATTCCCAGAAAAGGGATTTACTACGGAATCTACTAAGAGAGTCTAACATCACTGCTCTCCATGCTGCATATTCAGGTTTCATATTATAATCTCCGGCGTCTACGATACATTTCACTTAAAGTATTTAATATAGGCCCACCACCACTATAAGTTAAAGTTGCAACAATTCCATTTAAATTAAATACTGCAACATTATTTACTAATTTATAACCTCGTATCAGATTACTATTAATACCAGTTAAATTGATTATACCTACTGTTGTAGGCATTCTATAGCTTCTAGATAGGTTAGCACTAATTCCATTTAAAGTAATTGCTCCTACGCTTGTTTGGAGCCTCCTACCATACAGTAGATTATTATTATTACCAGTAAGATTAAATTGACCTACTGAATTAATTATTCTATAACCTTTTATTAAATTGTTAGATATTCCAGATAATGAGAATGATCCTACTGTATTTACTGATTTATAACCTTTTAATAAGTTTATTATATTGCCAGTTGCAGTAAAGGTCCCAACTGTGCAGGTTAGGGTATATGTAGAACTACCACCAGCAGTTTGAAGGGCTAGTAGTAATGACATTATGTACCTACATAATAATCCACATTACAACGCCAAAGAACAGCGGCCCCGGGTACTGGCATGACAATGGTCGTTGCTGTGTTTGCAACTGATGATTTGATAGGAATGGTTCGCATGATACTAACATCAATCTGTGTACCACCAGCAGCCATTGCATTGCCCACTGACCATGCTCTTGAGCCTGATAAATTTGTTGTTGTAATCACCAATGTGGCAGTACCAGCTAATGCAGCGGTTGCATTACGAGTAATTTCAATGCCTGTAATATAGTGGAATAGACCAGCACCTGCAGCAGGCAGAGTTACAGTTAATCCCGTATTTGCAGCGGCAGTTGCAGATTGGCATAAAGTACTAGATTGAGGAATAGCCCTAACGACAAGTGCTTGTTCACTACCAGCAGTTGCGGCAGATAAAGTCCCTTGTTCCATTGAAAATATACTGCCATTTGCTGTTGCTACTATGTATCCTGTAATTGATCCAGATGTTAGAGCAGTAGCACGAATACGGAAATATGTAACCCCTACAGAATCGAATTGCCATGCCCCTGCTGCTGAGGCTCCAGTTACAACACCCCCAGTTGGGTTAACAACACCATTCATTGTTGACCAATTTGTGTTATCGCTAGACCCTTCAAATACAACCACACCCCCAGTTCCAATAGAAAGAATCTGTACTCCTAGTCCGGCACATCCATTGAGTGCCATTACTTGCGTACCTGTAGAGGTAGTTATATTTATTGCCGTGCTAATAGGTGGGATAACTACTTGTAGATTAAATGATGAATCTACATTTGGTGAGCCGGGTGTATTTGCGCCAGATTCAATTTTTATTCCTGCCATAATATCTCCTAATCAGCCCACACAAATTGGCAAGCTATAGTTCCTGTTAAACTTAATGTACTAATAGCCTCAGCATCAAATAATCCTGCACTTTTCATAGTTGGATAGGCCCCAAAACCCAAAGCACCAATCAATCTATGTTCATCTGCGTTATGTGTTGCTGTTGTATCAGTACCACCAATATATATTTCTAGGTTACTTGTAGCACTTATCCCTGTTGCTGTAACACCAGTTACAGTTGCACGAGTTGATCCGGGCTGTGCACCAAAATCAAAAGTAATAGTTCCTTGTCCAGTAGCCATACTACGCTATCGTAAGGACACCAGCAGCACCATCAAAGTCTACTATGAATGTCTCAAGTGCTAATAATGTAACTGCTGAACCATAATCATACCAACCAATTAATTCTTTATTAAGTGCTGTATCATTATAAAGAACTGCATAGCGGAAGGGTCCAAACCCTGTAGTTGCAGTAAATACTGAATCAACTAGAATTAATTTATATGTACCTGCTGTTTGAACTGAAGAAGTAATAGCACAGACATTACCTCCGGCAGTATATCCACCAGCAGTAGCAAGATCAACCAAGTTAGCAAAAACAGTATTAGTAGCCAAGGGTGCTGTATTAGTAAGCATGACCTTAATAGAGTCAGCTCCAAGGTTATGCACCTTCTCTGCTACTGCTTCTACAAAACTATTAATTTTATTAAATGCTGCCATTTAACATCCTTTGCATTTGTAATTTAGCAGCAGTAATTTTAGACTCTAGAAGTTCTAATTCTTGTTGTTTTGAACGAACATAGGTATCATGCCCAGTTACTTTAACTTCAAGACCAATTATCTTATTAGATAGTTCTTCTAGTTCTTTTTCTTTAATAACTTTAAGATTATCAAATTTATAGTTAAGTTCAAATAGTTTCTGCTTTTCTATTTCAACTAGAGACTCTTCTACTAACTGTTCTAGTTTAGTATGACGATCTTCTAATTCAGATAATTTATTTTGTTTAGATTTAATATTAGAAGTAAGATTCTTGATAGAACCCTCTAGGATTGATTTGGAGTGTGCTAGCTCCTTCGTATGCTGTTCCAAGGAAGCAAGAGCAACCAAAGCATGTTCTGCTTCTTGGAAGGCCTTATAGACCTTTACATGACGCTCTATTTCTTGACGAGCTAATTCAAAAGACATAGATTATTAGTTCTTTCTTACAAGCATTGATATATTGACTGATGTAGTTACGTCACCTGCTGTTACTTTGGGACGGATAGCTACTACAATTTCAGAGATTGTTTCTATTTTAGGAGTAGAGATAGAAATAGGATTACCTTGAGGATCGTTAAGAGTAGCATAGGCAGTACTATCATTAGAACCTTCTACTACTACAAGACCACCTGCTCCAAATGTTCCACCTACTTGTACACTACGATCGGCATATTGGCTAAGAACAAAGGGAAGACCAGTATCGTTAAGAGCAAGACCATTCCAAGTAACCAGCATAAAGTCTGAATTACCATTAATAGGGAAAGACTGAGTATATGTAATTTCAGACAAAGTTATAAGATCCTATAATTATAAAAAATTTAAAGTATTTTAATTCTGGTAATAGACTAAGAATTGGTTCTTCAACGAAGAACATAGTATCCCTCTTTAGTATTATGTAATAGATCTATTTATTATTTAGTACAACAAATCCTGCTTGGTGCAGTCTTTGTACTCTTTACTTATCAAGTAGTATGTTCTAAGTAGTCTTTTTAATAAGATTCAGATTCTTTGAATCTTCATTTAATTACTTAATATACATATATTATAGCATATTTTTAATAAAAAGTCAATAGATTTTCAATATATATTTACTATTGTCTCATTTAAGAGAATTATTATGCGACCGATCTATTAAAGTTTTATATTAATCGGGAGCAAAATTTAAAATATAATCCCATTATTCAATAATTTCTATTAGATTTTATTTTGGTGTAATGCAATATAATAGAAATTAATCAAACCCCCTTATACCCCCTATTAAATATTAGTATATGGGAATATTATTAAATGATTAATTAATTATATGCAAATGATAATCATTCTCATTTAGAAATATTATTGTAATAACGACACACTAATATAATGACACAATATAATCCTTTACTAATACATTATCATTCCCCTATTATTCAATGACTTAAATACTATGTCAGATATTCAACATAATACAATCCAATACAATCAATCACTTAATCTAATACTGTCATAATCTCAACAGCAATTGTCATTATATCGACACATTTAACACCTATATAATCAATAACTAATACATCATATTATTGTTTACTAATGTTCTTTATGTATTATTCTTTTATTAATCAATCACTTAGTATTATTTATTGGTCGGTCATGGTTTACTGGCATGGTTGTTGCATTCTATTTGTCCATCACTAACCCACAAAGGATTAATTATTATGACACTCTTACAAGCCCGTATTAAAGCCCGCAAGTATTCAGATCAATATAATACAAGTTGGTTCGTTCGTAGAATGACAGATGGCACATTTGAACCATATGCACATTGTTCTGATAATGATGATGTTGCATCATTCTACTGTGGCAAAGATTGTGGTAAGGATGATTTTTAATCAAGGGGGATGTATGATTTATTACTTAACAATTGATAATCTGTACTATACTATTAACGCAAGTTTGGAATTAAAAAAGTCTGTCGTTGGTGAATATGTATATTGCAGTTTAATTTATTAGACGGTCACGCTTTAAATGATTTGACAAACTATAACGATTTATGATCTAATTCGTTATGGCCTGTTTAATCAGGACTAAGATGTAAAATGATCTATCCGTAAGAGGCAAATTAGATTGCAAGGGTACGGAGTAGCAAAGGACTGGCGAACGATCATCAACCCGATAATGTATTAATGTACTTGTATTAGAATCTGATTTATGTGATAATGCAGGCGTAATATAAATATGTTTTATCCCGTGATGGAAAGGTTACATTTAATGCACGAATAACGGAGTGAGTAATCACTAACCTATTCACCGTACCGGAAGGTTATAAGCCTAAGGAATGACGCAAGTAACCGAAGCTAATCAATTGAAAATTGCAGTAGATTGATATGGCCACAACCTAGGGTATAAAAGGAAGACAATACCGGCGTGCTGATAATACAGTACACAAGGTGCGACTAAGGTCAATCCCCAACAACCGCGCGATGAACAGTATATTCTAATATCTAAGGAGAATAAAAACTCTATGATATATGACAATAGAATGTACTGGAAGAATGAGAAGCATATTATTAATTAGTATGTTTCTTATTGGGCAAGTTAATGCCTGTAATATTAACAACCTTAAGAAGGAAAATAGTATGAAAAAAGAATCACTGAAAGATATGTGTCTAAGAGTAGCAAAGAGGGTCAACTTTCATCAGTACCGCAGTCAGCCACTGCCAATTGAGTACAGCAAAACAGTACGATATTCAATTGGTACGCCACAACCATCACAAATGCAACAAGCTTTTATTAACGCGATAGTGTAACAAAAGACGGTCACGATTTAACAACCAATCAATTAACTAAACAGAAAAGAGGCAATAAAATGATTAATGATAAACAATTCAATAGTACGATCAAAGCAATTAAAGGCAATTCCGAGGCTTTGGCACAAGCCGTACATGAAGCGGGCGTATTTGCTATTGCACAAGCTAACCTTCATGGTAATGATGGCTTTGCACAACGCCTCATTGAGGCAATGGGTAAGAAGCATGATGTAAAGAGGGTAGAAAAATGGTTGATGTTCTTTGGGAAATTGGGTATACGTAAGGGTCTTATGGTATTCCGCAAGCGAATTGACATTACACCTGAAAATGCTCAATCTTTCGTGGATAAGGCAGAAGCCCTGCCTTATTGGGAATTGACAAAACAAGAGCATGCGTCAACAACCGTGGACTGGCTTAACTTGTTGCATAGTTTGGTTAAGCGCGAAGTATCTGTAAACGAAAAAATTAAAGAAGGTAAAGAGGTCACTGTCTTACATCCTGAAGTATTGGCACAAGTTAAAGAGTTGCTGAAGAAAATTGGCAGCACTGAAAAGATTGTATCCGATACAGGCATGGTAACACTGTAGTATTAATACAAAGGATTAGGTAATTACTTACTTAGTCCTTTGCCTTAATGTTAATAAGGATAATGTATGATTAAAATATTAAGACTATCTGGATGGTCATATAAACAAATACAATTTATTATTATTCAATCAAGAAAGGAATACCATGGAAATCTTAACACTGCAAACACTAAGGGATAAGGAGGCTTGTCCTTCACAAGTAATATTGTTCAAGACTACATTCGGAGAGTCGGTCATGGTTACAGAGAAGCTCTGTATTCAGTATGCTTCTAAGTTTGATTTTAACTGGGCAGCTAATAA